CTCCGATTTGTTTTTCGGAGTTCCCATCAGTTTGTGAATTTCGGAAGCGGTGAAGCGTGAACTTCTCAACCTTTGCCAATCTTCTTCGTTCAAAGAAGTGTGAATAACTGGATGTGTGTTATTCATTTCTCGCCAATTAAAAGTTTCATATTGACCGGAGATACCTCAAACTTGCTTGTGATGTCTGTCATCAATCCGCCCGTCTTCAAGTGTTCAACTGCTTTCGCCCACGATGGATGCTTTGGTGTGAGTTCATCTTTCTTTGGAATCTGTCTGCCCATTGCTTTCTCACCATCATCATCATCATCAATGTTCAAGTTTAGGATTGAACCAAGTGCATACCTCCGTGCGTAGGTCATTGCACTTCCCATTGCTTGTGGATCGTTTTGTTTTGCAACTGGCATCACATAAGATGATTCCATCCACTCGCCTGAATCAGCGTGAAGGATAATGGTTGTGAGTGCGTTCCCATCAGGGAATTGACTGATTGCCAAACCACATTCACTCAATGGCTTTTGGATGGTGTCCAGTATGTTCGCTAAACTTGCATACTTGGATTTGAAGAAAGGATTGTTGGCTTCCTTTGCTACCTTGCTGACCGATGCTTGGAATTTTACCAACGCACCAGCGATGTTCTTGATTGATTCGCTTTTATTCATAGGAAATTTGTTTTGTGTCCGAGCATAAATAATACTGTAAACTTGTCGGGTTCAAGGAAAAAGAATCTCTCCGTCTCAATGCCGACCAAATTGGTCTCAACGCATCCACCGAAATACACATCTCGCTTGATCATATACGGTTCAAGTTCATCAAAGTGATTCTCAAGCAAATAGTCATCAACTTGCTTGTCAATATAGACATACCTATCCCCACCGATTGTGAGAATCCATCCGTTGATTGTTGCCTCAATCATTGTTCACCTCCCTCAATGCAATTTCAATGACGGCTTTGGCTTTGGGTGAAACGATGTTTCCCTCAACCAAATACTTTCTAACCGTTGGAAGTGATACGCCTGTTTTACGAGCGACTATTTGAAATAGTCCTTGTCTGCGTTTAAGTTTAATTGTTTCAATTGCTTTGTTGTAATCCATAACGAAAGCAAAAGTAAAATAAACTTTCTAATAATGCAAATAAACTTTTCTTTTTGTTACAATTTTATATCTTCCGAGAATATCAAATCTCCGAATCTTGCATTCAACTCATTCACCAATTCCATCTGTATTGATTCGGTGAACGCATCCTCAAGGAATGGTTGTGCCTTCGTTCCTCTGCGGTGAATCTTGTTTGCAATAGCCTTTGCCATTGAATCGTAGGTCATCGTTTGTGGTGGCTTGATTCCTTTGAACGCCATCCATTCTTTGATTGACTGCCATAGATACGGAGTGCCTTCCGTGTGACCGTTTCTTGTTGGCTTCCTTCCATATTCAATAAATTCCCAGTAATCTTCAGCGAGAAGGATGGTGTTGATGGATGTGGGTGATTTGGTTATCTGTCCGGGGACAAAAGATTGTCTCAACGAAGATGATGCGTTTATCTTTTTACTGTCAAGATTCGCCCAAATCGGAGGAATCACCTTCTTGTTCCACCAATCAATGATGATTTGCTGAAGGAGTGAGCCTTCGGAAGCATCCCCTAAATATGTATCAAGGGCATCGGGTAATTTATCAAGGTCTATCGTAGCCATCCCACAAGCGTTAAAATCCCTAAACCTATACTTATACCCTTGAATAACTTTAAAGTTGTTGTAATGGCTTTATTTTGCTTCACAAGTGAATCATTCTCCGCATTCAAGTATGCGATGTTTACCTTTTGTTTGGTGATGACTGAATCTTGTTCCGAAATAATAATGGAATCCGAGTGAACAACCTTCACTAATTGGCTAACTTTTTGCCGTGCGATTGCACCTTTTACAAGATAACTATTCGCAGTTCGCAGAGTCGCAGAATCTATGGAGACGAATTGCCCCTTCAAGCCCTGAAGATGTAGCATCAAAAGTATCAAGATAAATCGTATCATAGTGGTTCAGTTCTTTCAGTAGTGTGATTCGTTTGATCTTCTCTTTTTCAATAATCCTTTCGTGCAGTTCAACATTTAGTGGTTTGATATAGCGGACTGGTTCATCATAATTGAAGAACGCCCACAACCAACTAAACAGGAACAACGCAAGTATTGTGTAAATAAGGAGTGAGGACTTGGAAGTTGATTGCATAACCAGCGAGAATATCAGTTTTGGAATCGTAGAATGGGGAAGCATTGCCGTTGATCACAATCTCAAAATCCTCATCGTTTTGGGTGTTGTCCTCAATCAACGCAAAGATGTCGGTCATAATCTGTGCAGTATCGGAAAGCACTTCAATGGTGTTACTCTCGCTTTCAAATACTCTGTCCATCACAAGCAATGCAAAGTTGTATGTCATCAAGTTTCCAGTTGACTGCAAATTGAAGCCATCTGGATACAACCAAACCAACGGATAGTACTCAACATTCTCAACCGTCATATTTGACTGCTGACCAACGCCAAACTTGTGAACCATCTTATGGCTTTCGGCTGCCGTTTGAATCTTTGCTATTATTTGGTTTAGTGTCATTCTTGAGAAATTTGAGAAGTTTGGCTTCGTTGTTCTTTTGCCATTTATTTGTCCGTGTCGGGGAAGTCATAGTTCCAAAAACAATCTTGAGATGTTGGAAGATAAATACCACCTACAAAAGCGGTGTTCTTTGGTCGGATTGTATCAAATGTACTGCCGGGATTCAAGAACAAAGGATAATCATTGGTGTATGTGCGGAGATAATCCCTCAATCGGTTGGCATAGTATTCCGCTTTGTCACGATAACGCCCTTCAATCATTGTCATTTCCTCAACAGATACCGCCCTTGCATTGTCACTCTCACGAGATGCAACCGATTTGTTCATCAATTTGAAGGTCATTGGAAGCATTGCTTCAGTCAATGTATAATACTTCAAACAAGGTGCGATGTATGAATCCAAAAGGGTAGTATTCAACTGCGTTAATGTTCCAGCGAATGCCTGTACTTGCAACTCATTATAAATGCCTGAACCAATCACATCACGGATGTAGATTTCTTGAGCTTCTTTGATTGCTGATTTCAGCAATTTATCATCCACATTTTCATTCAAAGGTGTGTTGTCCTTGAGATAAGTGGTTGAAATGAAATATACAAAATTGGTCATCGTTTAATCCTCCTTAAAAGTTGTTGTTGCCAAATGTGACGGCATTGTGGTGTGGTGATTCCAGTTTCTTTGTTTGTGTACCATTCACCTCTCCTCTTCCATACATCGTAACCAAGTTGTGCAGACATTGCATTAATGTCCTCCCTTGAATACACACGATTGCTTTCCACGATTTGACGGCAGAAATCACGAGTGGTTGGGATAACCAAAGTACCTTTGATTCCAGCGGCTAAAGCGTAGCCATAACGAACCACAATCTCGGTTTGCAATCTGTCTACCTCTTCAACTCCTTTCGGGGTTGTTTCCAATCCATCCTCGTATGATTTGATCAACTCCGCTTTGGCAAGTTTAGCAATGGCATCAGCGACAACCTTTGCATCAAGTTTGGTGATGTTCACAATGTCTCCAACTTGAAGACCTTTGTTCTCTTTCAACACATTCAAGATGGCAGTTTCAACGGCATCCACGAACTCAAACTTGTACGCTTCAAAGTTGTCTGCACTTTCTCCGTATTGTTGAAATACCTTGATGTCTCTTTCATCATCCCAGCCAAAGGGATTTTGTTTTGATAGGGCAACGGGTGCAGCGGATGGCAATGAATCACCTCCGGCAATCGGTGGAAGATTTGCCAATTGGCGTTTCTCGTTAATTGTCATATTAGACAAGACATTGTTTGCAACCAACGGACTCAAAGCATTGATGGCATCGTTCAAAGATGATTGTTTCACATCAGTAATCAATGGCAATCCAAGTTCCTTTCTTGCTTCTTCGTTGGTGATAACTCCAGCGGTAAACAACGCTTGATAGTCAAGACCGATTGGTGGTTTGTTTATGGTTTCTAAACGAACAGATGCGATAGGTTCAAGCAAGTAAGCAAAGGTATCATCAATCTTTTGTTGACGGGGTTCAATGTAGGCGTGATGGAACATCTCATAGGCTTCAATCAACTCGCTACGACCACCCAATTGTCCCTCTACACGCACTCCAAACAACATTGGAGAGTTCACCTTGTGTGCGACAAATATCTCTTGTTGTACGGTCTTATTCAACAAGTCAAATTGCTTGTCAAAATCCGAAGGTTGAAGGTTGTTGATGACTGATTCCTTTTCCGTTGGATCGTTGTATTGGATAATTAACCCACCGGCATTGTCCGTGCCTTGATAACTTTCCTTGAATCTACGAGCAGTTTGACGGGCTTCTTCGGCAGAGGGGTACCCCTTGAAGAGCTGAATATGGGTTTGTGCCGTAAATCCGTTCTTGATGCTATTCAAATAGTAATTGGAAATCTCGGTGTCAACCTCAATGTATTTCAATGCACCTACATAATCAGGCAACGGATATTCGCCTTGACCTGGTCGGTAAAATTGGCAATAATATATTTGCTTGGATTCCCTTGTGATTGGGTTGTAAGGTTGATAAGGAATTCGGGGTGCTTTTGCATCTGTCCAATCCGAACAATAGATGTATTCACCCTCAAGACCTTTGCGAATGTCTTTGAAAGGGATGTGATAGAATTCCGAAGGTGCGGTTTTTGCCTTGTTCCAAATCACCTCAACTGCAAAACCATTGAACAACTCGGCATCATATGCAACTTTTGCTTTGAGTTCTTCATATGTTTCGTAGGCGTTTATATTTTTGAGTTTGGCTTCGGCTTTTGCAATCTCCTCCGTGCTTGAACCAAATACCTCCGTACCTATTCCGGCAACATAAGATGCTTTTGCAGAAACGATGGCATTGTGCTTGGGTGATTTATTGAATAACTCAATGAGAAAGTCAGGATAGAGATTGTCAGCACCAAATGTCACGAATCCTTTCGCTTTGTTCTCTTTGAAAACAGGCAGTTTGTTATCGTGAAAGTTTAATCTTTGGAATATCATCTCTATCAAATAGCAATCATTCTTTTTTGTTTGAGAACTTGTCAATAGATGTGAATCCAAGACAAGCAATCACGATGAATTCAACCGCACTCACCAATTCTGGAGAAGGTACGATATCAGCAGGGCTAAGAGAATTATGAGCCATTGTAGCAAACAAAACAAAAGCACCGATAATGCCCACGAATCGTTTTGATGACATCTCTCCTTTGTCACCCGTGAAAATTTCCATTAATTTTTTCATAAATCTTTGCTTTCTAATAGTGTGTAAGTGAATGAATTTCCGTGCAATGTGGCAGCCTTCTTGACTAAAGCCATAAACTCATCAAAATCTGCTGACTTTTTAAACACTTGACAACCCTCACTCCAATTCTCAACATAGGTTGAATCTGCACCAGCCTTGTGAATGTTGATTCCGTAGATACCTTCGGTGATCAACTTGGTGTCGTAGGTCATATCCTTGTTCGCATCTCTGTAAACCTTCACGGGTTTGGCTTGTTTTAACGCTTCATATTTGCCTTGATGCAATCCGATTGCGTGACTGCCACGATATTGTCCGGGAACTAAACGAGCAACGCCTTGAGCATTGTGAAATTCCTTCACTCCCTTTGTGCCTGGATCAGTTGTCGCAGCCCATTTCTTAAAATGCCACACATCTCCGATTTTGTAACTGACGGTTAACAAGTCATCAAAGACATTTGTCACTTTGCTTCCAGTATCCGAATTGCGAATCCCAATGATGTTCAAGTTGTAATCACCTGATTCAAAGAACTTGTAGTTCTTCACCTTCATTGCTTGTTTGATTTTGTCTATCATTTGCCTTGTCCTTTATATGGTTTTGAACTCTTGTGTTTGTTCTTGTGCTTGGTATGTCTGCCCAATTTGTTTTTGGGTTTAACACGGAATGATGTGATGTTTACTTTTGTTGCCATAAGTACATTCTAAAATAGTCAAACTCTTCCTTTCCACCTTCGGAAAGATAGTTCAAATACGCATCATAGATCACTCCTTTGAACTCAATTGGTGTGGTGGTGGTATCTAATCCAGCACCTACCATCTTCACGGCATACACCTCCATTTGGTCTTGAACAACTTGCATCTGT